CTCAGATGAGAATTAGAACACAAAACATTGCCAAGCTTACGTACGCTCGAAGTGCCCACCCTGTGGTTACACTTCAATCGTACTGCGACGGTACCCCCGCTAGTAATGGCGGATTTACTGTCCCGGCATTCGGACCTATAGTCGTTGAAGGGCGTGATGAACGCTTTTCAGACGAGTTAGGTAAGGGGAGAGCGAATGAGTGTATCCACCGTCGAGTTGACTATTTTATCAACTCGAGTAAGGAGGATATTGCTTATTCTAACTCCGTTGGCGGACACGATGGTATTCAATCTTATTCACCGGCCTATTATTGGGTCGAATGGAATAAGAGTATCTACGATTCCGCTCTCGCATGGAACTTAAGTTCCAGCGACGCCCCACCCGGATTCCAAGTGACGCAACTTGATCAGTCTGAGGAGATGGATCTAAAAACCCAACTCCTAGAACGGGCTAGGCAAGGTCTGTCTGATGTGCCTCTTAATATTATAGAGTCTAATCAGATATGGCCTAGTCTTACGTCTCTCGCCACTTCGATCCCACATTGTGGGGCTCAGTGGAAAGAGATACGTAAATATATCAGAACTGCTCCTGGAGCGTTTCTCGCCTGGAAGTTTGGGATTTCTCCCTTGCTTTCTGACGTTGGAAACGTCCTGAAGTACCTGAAGTATATGTCCAATGACCTCAAGAAACACTATAACAACCCGTCTCGACGGTTTTCCGTCGTTAGACAGCTAAGGTATAGTGGCCTGGGTGAAAATGATATTGTCGGTAGCACGCATCCTGCGGGCGACCCCTATATCATCTATACCAGGCAGGGCCTTGTTAAACAAGGACCCCAAGTTTGTTACGTTCTTAGAACCGAGCCAAACACACGGTACGCATCAGAATTCTTTTCTGGTGCTGATCGGGTACTAAGTCGGTTCGCTACGTCTCCTGCCCGCCTAGCATGGGAACGAATTCCGTTCTCATTCATGGTGGACTGGTTCATTGATATACGTGGATGCTTAAACGCTGCTGATAAACTTGTGGGCCAAGAGCCCTTCAAGACAGTTTCGTTTACGCGTTCATACTCATATGCGTTCTCCGCTAACCGTAGAGTACGGCTAACAAGTCCGTGCAACACGAGTAGTACGTTGGACCAATGGGTGCAATGCGCTGCTGACTACCGACACTATGAGCGATCTAGGGTTCTCAGTGGAGCCTATGCTCCTCGCTGGAAACCCCGGTTCGGAAAGACACAGGCCACCATTACGGCGGCTTTGATCTTCCAAGCTCTTATCAGAGCCGGGAAGTGATCTGTGTTAGGAAAGGGTTCGCCCGATTCCTTACGTTCCGTGATTAGTTGTTAGAACAACATAACCTCCATCCAAATGAATGCCGATCTGACATTCAACTCGGTGGCTTTCAAGAAGTCGTTTGATAACGAATCTGAAAGTCTGCGCCGTTCGACCACCCGGGACATTAATACCCCGGATGATCTAGTCATCAAGATTCAGGATTACGTTGACTCGACTACGAAAGTAGCCGGTAAACGTCACCTGATTCGTTTTGATCGCGTTGATGCAGATGCCGCTGGGACGAAGTATGTTACTTCGTTCCAGATCGTCATCGCGGTTCCGTCGATCGAGAACAGCACTGACCTGGGGACACTTGTCACCACGGCAAAGGCTGCGGTCGCCGACGCTGACCTCATCGCTAAGGTGCTCAACCGAGAGCTTTAGGCTCTCGTTGCAACATGGAAGGGCATCTTGAAGATGTCCTTAGGCTTCTTGTCGTAATCCTTTTAGCTTACCTTAACAGGCGAGTTAAAAGGAGAAAAGGCAAGAAGTCCAAGTGTTGATACCGATACTGTGTTAGATTTGGATATCCGGGTCTAACCAGTTCAAAACTGGGATGGCTCGGCTTGGATGGATAAACCCATAGTATGCATGCTATAGAGCACACATATGTTAGCCTGCTAGCGGATGTGGCTAACCTCACAGGATTCTCTGAAATACGAGGGTCTTATGAGGGACTGCAATGGTGCGTTTATGACGCTCCTTCGCTAGAAAAGCAAGTCCTGGAGGCCATCGAGGCCAACAGTGATGTTTGTCTCGATAGGTTTCCTGAACCGCTGAGGAGACTCGCAGCTGGGTCCATTAAGGATCCAGTATTACTGCGATATCTTCGGCAGCTTTTGCTGTTCTGCTATAAAGCCTCAGTTACACATGAAATCGCCAAAACCAACACTGCATTCGGGAATTTTCTCGAATGCAATCACCATGTCATGCTTTATGGGAACTCCCTCGCAAGAAGGAGTCCTCCATTGCTTGATCTGGCGCGAAGACATACACAGAGCGTACTGTTTCGTTGCCAATGGGACGGGGATTTATTCCCCGTATCTCATGGGCCTGGAGCAGTCACTACACGTAAAGATACATGGACTCGATGGTATTCCACTATCGAATCTGTGTTTCCTTACTCGGATTATATGTTCCTGTCAAATAACAGGGATCACATGGCCGAGCTCGTGGAGCTATGTGAGGAACACATTGAGGCGAAAGTCATTGCTGTCCCTAAAGACAGCCGTGGCCCACGCCTCATTTGTGTCCACCCAGCTGAGTCCATCTGGATTCAGCAGGGATGCCGTCGCATTCTGGAGCGAGCTATCTCGCTCCATAGATCATCGTACGGGCCGTGGCCGAAAGGACACGTTCATTTCGATGATCAGCAGGTGAACGGTAGGATCGCACTCCTCTCATCTAAGTCGCGGCGTTACGCCACGATAGACATGAAGGAAGCGTCCGACCGGATTTCCGATGTTCTTGTACAATGCCTATTTGGGCGTTACTACAAGCACTTCGGATGCTGCCGTGCTCAGAAATTTGTGATTCCGCGTCTTGGGAACTTTAAGAACCTAAGAGGCGACATCGCATGCTACGCTCCAATGGGGAACGCAACAACGTTTCCTGTGCAAAGCTTGGTTTTCTGGGCAATATGTGTAGCTTCATTGCAGCGCCAAGGGTTTCATCAACCCGGTGCTGTCTTTGTGTTCGGTGATGACATCATTATACCTTCCGAATGTGCCGAGCGCGTCATTGACGATCTCGAAACGTTTGGATTGCTTTGTAATCGCTCAAAAAGCTTTTACAAAGGAGCCTTCCGCGAGTCGTGTGGTGTCGATGCCTTTAACGGCATCGATGTCACTCCAGTTCGTTGGAAGACTACACTTGATGCTGAACACGCTACTGGGATGCAGTCTCTTAGTGATATCGCAATGCGTTTACGCCTTGCGGGTTACACGGAGGCTGCCCGGACTAGTTACGCTATATTGAGAGCTCGGTTGGCTGCCACGGGCAAGCGTTTGTATATTACAAACAATATTGACCATGGTGGTATAGCCGAGTTCACGCAAATGGATTCACTAGCTCTTGCTGACTCCTATTGGAGTAAGCGGTGGCAGTGGTTCCATACGCC